TTGCCGTAAGCCTCTTTACTATCTTGTTTGTATTAGTCATGTCTAAGTCAAAGTAGTTACTATAGTATGACATTTGATATGCAACACCATTATCTTGGTAACCTGTGTACTTAGCTATGCCGTTTAGGGTGGCTAGGAATATATCAGAACCTGTAGCTAAGAAACTCTTAGGTAGAAATGAGGGCCATACTGTTACCCTAAAGCTACCATCCTGCATAGGTGCCCTAGTGTCAAAACAAAAGGTTTGTCTAGTGGTGGGTGTCATAAGTAAGTAGATAGCATGATTAGGTGAGTAGACTGACTTAATCTTATCAACATTCTCAAACTCTATAGCTTCTATAATATCATCACGTATGTTCTTAGAGATGTCTCGCATAGGTTGAGACTTTTCTTGTACTGTACGATTTAATGAACGTACACCAGTGTTGCTTAAGAACAATATGTCTTCACCAGTATTCTGTACACTGTCTCTAGCGATACAACCTACACCTTCAATTACTTCCACTAACGTAAGACTTGAGGTAGTCATACCTGCTTGGAAGTTATCACCATCACCATAAATGATAATATTGTTCTTACAGAAGATAATTAAGTAGCCGTTATGGGCACCTAAGGTTACAATCTCGTCCATACCTTTTGTAAGGACACTTGAGATGTCTAAAGTACCTGATGTACCCGTAGAGAACTTAGCTCCGTCTAGTACAGTTGTAAAGTACACTGTGGTCTTGTTAGTTGCAGTATCAGCGGCCCATAAGCGACCATACGCAGCTAAGACTGTGTTAGCCTCAGGGTAACCAGAGGTAGTATGGTCATGCTCTGAGTAAGCTTCAAACTCTGTAGAGCCTGATTCGTTAGTGTAGATTAATGGCTCATAGCCACGTTGGAAGAAAAAGTGATGATCATTTAATGTAGCCGCTTGCCAGTTGCCTGAGGTAATAGTGTCACCTGAGGCTAGTGTAGGCGTTTGCTCAACTAAGTTTTCAGTGCCTTTGTAGAACTTAGTAGCAGACCATGACAATCTAGTGTCTGTTCCTGTGATGTCCTTAAAGTCTGACATACCTAATAAGTTAATGTCAGCATTAGCTCCTGTGCTGCCACCTAAAGAAACAGTTTGTGTAGCCCACCCTTTACGGGAGCTTAAGCGACCTTGCTTGTCTATAATACAGTTGTCTGCGTGTGATGCAAAACCTTCCTGTAGTGTGACACCTGATTCCTGAGTGTTTAACCCGTAGAATGCAGGTGCAGCTATGGTTGCTGATATTAATGGTTTAGCCATTGTTACAAAGCCTCCCAGATAAGTTCCTCAGGGTGCTTGTTTGCGTCTATTGCGATAGCGTCTGATAGGTAACCATCTGCCAGTACCTTAGCTGATACTGAGGAAATACCTCCATCTTCACCACGCTCCTCAAGAGCCATAGCGTAAGATAAGGCTTGTACAGGTAAGAAAGGAACCTTAACTGTATCATCATCAGCTATAATCGCTGGTGACCTTTTAACTATCTTAAACTTTAAACTATAGACACCATCAGGCACAGGATAGATTTTAACCTGTGTGTCTCCATTAGAATCTAACCCATCAAACATATAATACTTAGGTGTGCTAGAGGCTGGTGTGTTATTAAAGAATACATTGTCAAACCAGTGTGATGTCTGGTACACCATAAAGCAGTTGCTAGTGTCATTTATAACGTCTAGGATAGTAGACTTGTCACCTGTTCCTGTTAGGACGTAAGTAGAATCACCAGATGATGTAGTTACTGTAACAGTCTCACGTAAGTTAGACCAGTTCCATGCAGTCTCAATAGATTCTATAGCATCATGTACAAAGATACCAATAAGTTTAGAGTAGCTGTTCTCGTCAATAGAGGACACTTCACGCTCTCGTAAGCGTACAAGGATATTGTTTACTAATTGCTTATACGTTTTCATGTAGCTTTACCATTTAATTTTTCTACTGTTCTAAGACCTGCTAGGCCAAGCATTGCTAACGTAAGCTCAAGCATTGCATCTAAGGGTAACTCAGGGCTACCTAGCTCTGGTGCTATCCATTGTAAAATAGGGTTAATAACAAATGCAAATAAGAAGCCTAGGCCACATACCCACATGAGAAAGGGTCTAGCGCCAGCAACGAAAGTAGACCTGTGACCTGCTTGTACTTTATTTATCTCTGCTTGCATTAATGCTGGCTTCATAGCTAGTCGTTGCTTGAGTAGCTCACCTTGCGCTCTTTCTTCATCTGAGGTAAACACACTGTCTATAATGTTACCAATGGCTTCTATAGGTTGTGCAACAGCACTACCGCCACCAAATAAACTACTTAATATGCCCATGTTGTACTACCTCTCACCATTTTTCACGATTAGCCCAGTAAGCTGCTGACATCTTACCTTTGGCTATGTTAGCGCCATGACGAGCTTTAAATGACTTACGTTTAGCTTTCATCTTATCTGATTCACCAGCCTTAGGTTTACCTGCTGTAGAGGCTCCTTGCTCACCAAAGCGTATAGTCTTAGTTACTCCACCTTCTTTAGCAACCACCACATGAGACTTCTTAGGGTGGCTAGGTGTCCTCTTAGGTTTGTTGTAGGCTGTTAGACCTAGTTTAGTTAGTTTAGCATCTGGCATTACATATCTCCACTAAAGTAGACCCAACAAGCAAATGCACCTGCACCTATAATCCACATTAGTTTTTTAGTGACTGACTTACCTACGGCAAGGTAAAAGCGATCATAAGCTTTGTCTGCTGCTAACTCAGCTATTTCGTTCTTTTCTACCTGTGTTAACTTATGCTCACTCATGATTACAAATTCCCTTTTATATAAATTAATAGACCAACAAACGATGCTAGAAAAAGAACAGTTAATAGTGTTACTAAAAAACCTGTCTCTACGTTACTCTTTATCTTCTTAGCTCTTACTCTTTGCTTAACTGCTAAAGCTTTTTGTTTCCTAAAAAACTCATCTCTAAACTGACAGTATTTATAATAACCTTGAATGGATTGTTTGTTCAGCATCCACTCTAGTTCTTTCTCTTGCTTCTCTATCGCTTGTTTAGCTTGGTAGGCAGCAAGGACATCTCCAGTACCCATCTTAGCTTTTTGTTGAATAGATTGACTTGCACCAAAGTATTTAGTTAACGCTGAACCAGCATCTGCAATTTCTTTGCCATTAGCAAGTGTAGTCTTGATTACCTTAAATGCTGCATTAGCTATTGCTAGTTCTGCTAACATATCCACAACCTCTTTGAATACTGATGCTCTGTAAGCTCGTAGGGAGCCATAGGAGGCCTTATGAACCTATAGTCATAGCATCGTATTACCTGAGGCTCTACGACCCGTACAGAGCCTTGTGGAGCCTGTGAGGGGCTAAAGTACGTAGGATAGACTTCCGATACAGTTGACCACATTATATACTCTGCATATTCTTAACACAGAAAGCTGTGATAGTCTTTGTAGCTTCTATCTTGACTACTGCATAACCTACCATCGGGCTAACCACAGGCTCGTAGCCTCCTATTGTACCTACACGTAATAACTCTTTCCTACAAGCATCGAGTGTGCTGTAGCTAGACATTACCATAGGCACTTGAGGCTCACCACTAGCTAACATTGTGGCTAACACAATAGCCCACATTAGTAGTTACTGCGTATTTTCATAGTTTTCTTTGCTGGTGTTTTCTTTTTGTTTTTCTTTGGTTTAGCAGGTGGACGCCCTACTTTACTTCCGTATGTTCCAGTACCTTGTGGCATCTCACTATCTCCTATTTCTTAGGTTTCTTGTGGCTTAGAGTTTTACTAGAGGCAGTATGTTTTGTACCTGTCATAAGTTTACCTGATGGATGCTTATGCGTCTTGCCTGTATACTCTTTACCATTCTTTAAGTAATGCTTTACACCTTTCATTTCTTTACCCTCTTCTTAGCTGTCTTAGCCGCTTGTGTAAAGTCACTAGCTTTAGGTCTACCTTTGACCCCTGCTTTCTTCATTGTTTCGCCAGAGCCAGCTTTAATTCGCTTTTTCTTTGCATTGATATTCTTGTAAAGACTCATGTCAACCCTTTAAGCTTTATATACTGTAAAATTTAAAAGAATAAAAAGGGAACCGCAGTTCCCCTTTAGTTAGTTAAGGGTTATGATTAACCATTAACTGCCATGATGAATCCAGTCTCTGGACGCAACACTTGAGTGCCGTACAAGCGGTCAGCAGTATACAAGGTTCCTAAAAACTCTTGCTTGTACTGTGTTTGAGAGCGGATACCCTGTTGTTCTGCAAGTACCATTGTGTCTTTGTGACACAACATAGCACCACGAATGGCACCACCAGCAGAGTTTTCAGAAGCAGTCTCAAGAACAGGACAGTTAGTAGATACATAAATATCCACACCATACAACTCACCAATCTTACCATTAGTAACACCTTGACCATTAACAAAGTCAGAGCTTACATAACGATCAACACCCATGATTGCATTACGCAAAGAAGGTGGGATAACTAACGAGCGTCCATCCATAGGGGTGTCTGCATCATCCATCTTTTGAATCATGTCACGTAGGAAACTATCATCAAAGATGTCTCCAACTACTACTTGGTCAACAGCATAAGCAGTTGTACCTGTAGATACGTCATTGTAGAAGGTAGCGGTAGTAACAAAGTTAGAACCATCACCATCACCAAAAGACTTACCAAGGGTAAATAGATCATCGTCTACTTGCTTACCTAGGGCGTAGCCAGCATCACCAGTATAGAACTGACGTAGTGAAGCAAGTGCTTGTACGTTAGTAATATCTTCGATCATACGTGAGTATTCAAAGTGCTTGTTGATGACTACTTGGACTTCGCCCTCTGTAGCATTTTGAATAGTTACTGCGGTGTTTTCTGCCTTAGCAGTTGCAACGCCACGGGTAGGCTTAGGGATATGAATAGTATCGCCTTTCTTACCTTGCATTGCAATTTTCTTAGTTAAAGGAGCAAGTACAAGTGATTTCTCGTATGCTGCAATTACTTCGTCTGACCAAATTTCGGGGATGAAAGTTGCTGCGTCAGTGTTACCAACCATACCGCCTGTTGCGGGATATACGGAAGTAGCCATTTTTAATTTCTCTCTATATTAGGTTATTTGACCCTCTTCTCAGCGTATGCTAGTTGTATATCGTCTGAGAGAGCTAAATAGCGTTCTGGGTCTGTTTTCATAAGTTTAATAATATCAGCTCGTCTATAGATTTTCTTGGAAGAACTTGAGTCTGGGTTACCACGTGCATAACCATTTGACCCCTCTCGGACAGCTTTCTGTCTCCCTTCTTTCTCGGCCTTGATTGTTTGATTAATAGCACCTGAGCGATCTTTCCATAATCCGAAAAGTTCATTAGCTGCTTCTGTATCAAAATGCTGATCTGCCGCAACAAACATTCGTGTCCTAATCTGTGAAGCTTGAATCCACTCAGCAAACTTAGGATCATTTACAATCTCAGGTATGTCTGGGTGACTTTCTTTTAGAAGTGCCATTGAGGTCTGTTGTTTATAAGCTCTCGTTGACTGCTCTGCTGCTTTCACTGATGGATGATTATCTATTGCACGACTCATAGCCTTTTCAGGGTCAGAATAAAAATCTATGTCTTCATCTGGTTCGCTTGCTCCTTGTGCTGGAGTTTGCGAGTCGAGTTGTGTGTTGATGTAACTATCGACTACCTTACGTAAGTCACCTACTTCTGAGCTTTGGCGACCTAGGAGCTTTTCAGCTTCTTGGTGCATCCTTACTACATCTTCAAGTGATTTACCATTGTATTTGTCTGGTACTTCGTCAGCTTGCTCAGGTTGTGCCTGTTCAGGCTCCTGTGGTGCTGTGTCTTGTGCCATATCGTCTAAGCTATCAAAACGCTCGGTTTGTAATTCCTCTTGATCGAGGATAACTGCTGCCATATTAAACTCCGTACCTTAGTATTGTGGAGAAAGATTAAAAATAAAAGCTTCCTAAGATTAGGGGTTGGCTTTCTCTGCTTTTACTCTACCTTGTTCATGGTCTTTGACCCACTTCATAGTTGCACCAGCAAAATCGCCAGAAAAGGGGTCTAACATAGAACGGGGAGAGGAAAGTTGTCTGGTCGCTTTAGCTTTACAGTCTTTACACAGTTGTGTGTCTGGTGAGCCTTTGACCATATGTTCATTAACATGCCCTAGAGGACATCTGTAGTCATAGAATTTAAACATCAGCGTAATTGTCCATCAGAGGATCATCTTCTCTTTGAGATTCCTCTTGGCCTATACGTGTTGTTTCTTCTAAGTTGAGTATAGTACCTAAGATGTTAAGCTGGCCCTTACGGAAGTAAAGGTCTTTATCATCTTTGGTGCTTTCTACTGAATTAATGAGAGGGACATTGAGACTTAAGTCTTTGATCAGTGCTTTCCAACCTTCTGTACGAAAGAGGTCATTCATATGTTCAAAGTAAGTTTCTAATTCATTATCTGTCATTTATACTACCTATTATACCATGTTTTTACGTTAAAGTCAAGATTTTTCTTTACTTTTCTTAGGAAGTGTGCTAGGAAGGGATAATACCTCCACCTGCTCCTCCAGCTTGGTTAGTTTGTTGAGCAAGACGCTGTAACTGCTGTTGATCTGCTCCACTACTTGGGTTAATTCCCGTTGGGATACCATTTTGTTGCGCTCCTTGTGATTTCATTTGATTTAAAGTCATTGCTTTGTCTTTAAGCATTCGGTCTGTGACCTTAAGCCTACGTTCAAACTCACGATCATCCGCATCACCTTCCTTTATATTGGTAGTAATTGCTTTAATACGATCTATTTCCATTTCAAGTGGTATAGCCTGTGCTTCCACCTTAAGTTTCTCAGCACGTGCAGTAGACTCTTGGGCTTGTGAGGTCAAAGCAGCGGTTTGTGAAGCTTGGAATGCTAACTCAGACTGTTGAGCAGCTTGTTGTGCTTCTTGTGCTTCTGGATTAGGTTCAGCAGCCTTGTCTATTAGGCCAATTAACTCTTCCCTATTGCTGACATTCATATTATCGACAATAGACTTAAGCATGATAGGGTAATAAGGTGTATCTTTACCCATCGTCTGTAGTAGCTGTACAAGTTGACTAACCTCATACTCCCTAGCAACAATACCTAGAGTAGATGTAGCATTAAACTTATAGTCGCTGACAGGATAAAGCTCAGGCTCATACTGCATATAACGCCAAGCAGCCTTAGATACGAAGGGTATCAAGAAAGACTCTTGGAAGTTAATCAAGGTACGCTTGTGTCGCTTGATAATAGCACCAAGAGACATAGAGATGCCAGCAGCAGTAGCTTCACCATTTATAGAGCCACCAACACCAGAAGAATCTACGGCACCTGTCGATTGCTGTACCATAGATTGTAGTGCCGAAGCCTGAGCAAAAGTTATTTGGCTTACATTGCCAAAGTTGAATGGGTTGATAATCTCACGTGGGTCACCATTAGTTAGCAGGAGCTTACCAGCACGAATCTCTGGCTTAGTGCCCCTAGGGATGCGTGTAGCGTCCATAGCAAGCATAGGGTGTACTGTAAGCGCAAGTGCGTCAATACGTGCCCGTAGCTCTGCATCTAGGGCTTTCTGGCTGTTGTATCCCTTCTCGCAGACACCACGACCCCAGAAGCGACTAGGTACAACGTCCCAAGGGAATGCTACTACAGGACGATCTTTCATCATGTATGGGCTAGGCTCTGCCTTAAGTAAGTGAGCTTCGTTAGCTACTATGACAACAGCTTCTATGTAATAGCTTTCTTTATCATCATCCTCTAGCTCGTAGTCTAGTTCTTTTTCAAGAAGGTGACGAGGTACTAAGCCGTAGTATTTAGTGAGGCGTGTCTTGTCGTCCTGTTGTACAGTTAACTCACTGTCAGGTTCAATGTTAAAGTCTTCACTGGCTGTGCCAATGTACATATCATTATAGACACCTTGCTCTTGTAGTTGCTCTACAATGTGTGTGCCGACAAACTCGTCAATGGCTACGCCTAAGGCTTCCTCTATGTTAGTTGCTACAGGGTCTATACGGAAGTTCTGAGGCAGTACAGGGCGCATACGAACTAATGTACGTTTAGATACATTAACTCCTACGGCTTCCATAGCACCATCCATGACCTGTTCAGTAGCAGGTTTCATTTCGTTAATTTCTTCTAAGACAATCTCACCAATGCCATTACCAAACACAGCAGAGTTGATTAAGCACTCGCTTATGTCTCTACGTATCTTAGCTGTGTCAAAATCCTCATGTAGCTTGTTACGCAAGAACATAATGTCTTGAGTCTCTGAGTCGCCCATGTTATCTTTAATGTCAAAGTATTTACCACGACCAAAGGTAGCTTCTTCTATCTCTGCTACGTTAGACTCCACAGCTTGCTGTAGGGCTGGCGCAATGATCTGACTACGCTCTGCTTGCCTAGTCTTGTCACTAGCGTTCCAAATGCCACGCCATAGACGATAGTATTCCTCATGCTTTTGTGCATAGTTAGTTTCGTAATAGTCTCCCCAATCAGTAACCTTTGTCATCACCCAATCTTCAAGGCTCTGCTCAATGATAATTGGCTGTGTTGATTCGTTGTTATCTTCTGATTCTAAAGATGTGTACAATTTCATAAGTTAGTATCCACTAATTGAGTCGATTATCTCAAAGTTATCTAATTCTTCAAAGTTACCAGAGTAGGTTACTTTAGCGAGTTGGTCTATATAGGCTAAGGAGTCTATTAAGTCGTCATGGGTCAAAGGGTCAGGGAACTGAAACAACTCGTCACAGAAGCGTGAGTGCCATTCCTTTTTCTTCTTGTTAAGGGTTATACGCCCATGTTCAAAACGACCTTGTAAGGCCCACATGACACGATCTGTTTTCTTCTGGTTGCCATGTGTAAGCTCCTCTACTCTAAAGTAAAAGTTCTGACGTTTCATCATATCCATGATAGGTGACATAACAGCTTGCTTAGAGATGCCCTTCTCAATACCTACTGACAAAGGTTTATAATCTTTTACTGCTTGGAATATCTTTTTAGCTGTCTCGTCTAAAGTCCATCGTCCATAGATAATATCATCAACAAACCATCCTGACTCGTCCACAAACACTATTGAAATAGCTGAGTTATCTAAACGAGAAGTCTTACCTTTCTTCTTACTGACATCTTGGAAGCCAGCTAAGTCAATAGCAATATAGTAGTCACCATCTCCTTTGGGCTTAGAACCGAATGATAACCATTCTTCTTTAAACATCTCAGAGCCTTGGTTCTTAAAGGAAGCCATAAACTCTTGTTGGAAAGCATGGGTTGACATACTCTTCTTAGCTACATCTATTTCCTCAGGGTCTAAGGTTTCATTGTCGTAGCTTGTGAAGTGCCAAGCACTAAAGGTGACATCATCATCCCCACTTAGCTCTGCATACTTGTATAAGTCATAGAAGTGGTTACGACCCTTAGGTGTGCCTATGAATAAGCATGAGCCTTTTTGGTCTGCTAATGCAGGTCTTAAGATTTCCTCAAACACCTCAGGTTTCATGTCTGCATACTCATCTAAGCAGAGGAACTTAAGACTTACGCCACGCATCGTGTCGGGTCTATCGGCTCCCTTGAGGCTTATGGTTGCACCATTGATCAAGGTTATTTGCATATTGTTTATGTGTGAGCTTCTAATGACAGGGTTGCCTAGCTCTACTAAAAGACTCCACATGATGTCTCTAGCCTGACCCTGTGTGGGTGCTACGTAGAAGACATGGGAGTTAGGTTTATCAGCTTGTAAAGCGTTGACTATGAGCAGCCAAGCAGCTAGTCGAGACTTACCGCAACGTCTTCCTGCTGCAACTACTCTAAAGCGTGTAGGGTCTGCCCATACTTTCTTTTGCCACTCTAGTAGCTCTATGTTTAAATCGCTCATATAACCTCATAGTCTCCATCAACAGCATCTTGGTC